TGAGTTCTTTATCGAGTTCATAGTATCTCAACAATTGGACAACTGAATCATCTTGGGTTGTCTTAGACTCATTCAAACAAAATTTGTCAACACAATTAATAGCTTCTGTAAGTTTGATCTTCAATACCTCGTTCTTCACTTTCTTTACTCTAGATTTCAGTGATTTTTTTAGAGTTGGTAGTTTAGAGTTTACAAACTTGTTGAACTCATTAGAGTTTGATATACTATTAATGTATTCTTTCAATACTAATTTTTGATTAGCAGTAAGCTTGGTATACTTTTCATTGAACTTTTCAAGCAATATTTTATATGAAAGTATCCTTACATCCTTATCCTTGAGGTCTTTAGGTAGGTAATCAGAGTTTTTCTGAGTGTTTACAGTGGTGATGTTTTCCATTATTATAAAATAACTATCGGTTTTATCATCAGGACTCAACTTATTATCACCTTCGAATAATTTATATATCGAAGCATATTGTTTATAGTCATCTAATTTAGCAGAAAAAAGGTTTTTTGAATCATAATGTTGGTTTATCTCTTTGATAATATTGTATTTTTCTCTGCTTAAATGGGTTTTGTTTAGTTTTCCTCGTTGTCTAAGTATTTCAGCTAAAAAGAAATCAGCTTTTTTATCATCCTCAAACTTTTTTTTCAATAATAAATTGTATAAACCGAGTTCCTTCCCAACCTCGGTGTTTTCGTTAAATCTTTTTTTGATAATTTGCACTGCTTTTGATGTTTTCTTTTTGTTCAAAACATCCACAGTTACTTGTCTCAATAAAAACTCAAATAACATACCAGTATTTTTGAGTTTATTATGTTTAAATTTTGCCATATGAGATTCCACTTTGTATATTATGATTCATATATAAATATAACCAAATTTAGAATAGGTGAGTTTTACTCTTCTATTATATTGTCTTCTGACAATAAATCTGTAGTTTTTCTTCCAAATTTCTTTTTTAATTGATCTAAAATTCCTTCATGTGCTACTAATGTTGAAGCCTTGTTAGTTGCCAATGGTGATTTACCTTTAAACTCCCTTTTACCAAAGCTACGATGTCTTTTTTGTACCTTCCCATCATCACCTCGTGGTTCATCTTTGGTAAATGGATTCTTTTCACTACCACCCCAATCACCCTTTCTAGGTTGTTCATTAGGATCTGGCTCTTCATCCCCACCCCCATCGTCTGGTGGTGGTTCAGTAGCTGGATCATTACCCTCTGTTTCAATCTGTTCAATTCTAAATTTATCTTTAGCATCAAGCACAATACCTTGAAATATCTCTTTTTTATCCTCATCTGAAAAATCAAATATGTGGTCATAGATATATTTACGACTTAATATTTTATTATCCAAAGCATCTCTAGCTAAATCCAATTGTTGATTCAGTAGTTCAAGTTTTTCTTGTTCATGAATCATAGATGGATTCTGTAATTCTAAATCAAAATCAATCAAATCAGATGACTCAAATCCTTGTGAATACAAGTGAACCACACCTATCTTCATCAATTCACTAACAACAATCTTTTGTAATCTTTCAATGGTACGAGAGAATCTAACATCTTCGGCAGCTAATGTAGCCTTACCACCACTCAAACCCTCTTCATACCCAAGAAATGCTTTTGGTATCCTTAGAGAAGCCATCAGTTTGTTTCTCAAGTATTCGATATCTTCAACAGCATCATTATTAGTTAATCCAGGTAAAGTATCGATCTCAGTTCCACTATCTCCACCACGAACAGGTAAGAAATAATCTTCTGTAACACTCTCTACATTATACTTTAAATTATACTCACCAGTCTTTTGATCTATAACTGGCGTTTTCTTCATCTTCTGTATAATTCTTTGCATAAACTGTTCAACTTCTCTCGGTGGTATGTTTCCAACATCAATCTTAAACACTCTTTTCTCAGGTGCTCTCATTATCCTATGTATCAACATAGCATCTTCCATAAGAGTCAACTGTTTGAATATCTTTCTACCACCCTCTAACATACTTTTACCATACGGTAGGAAGTTTGTGTCTGATAGCAATCTAAAATGTGCTATCTCATAATTTTCTTTTATCTCCTTTTCTCCACGATTTAATATTTCGTATTGTATTAATTGTGGATTTTTGGGATCATGATCTTCTAATCTGGTCATATCATATGATGATATTGGTTTTATATTTACCACACCATACTTATCCACAATATCTAACTGAAGATAAAAATCACCATACTTTGTAAGATTTCGTATCCAACTCCATAGGTTGAACTCAATATTCATAATGTCATAATATAAATTATGTAGAATTGCTCTAACCTTATTATTCTCTGTTTTTATATGTAAAACCTCACCCTCTATGTTATCAACTGTTGATTCATCTGAATAGATATCCAAAGCTGAAGCGATGATTGGATCCTGATCCATCAATTCATAGTCTCTGAACAAATCCATCTTACGAATTTCATAACTAGCTCTTTGATTTTGTGCTGAACTATATGGATTAGTATATGTCTTCTGTATCATCTTATTATATCTTTCGATAAAATTAGATTGAAGAGCAGTTTGTGTATAGTCTAAATCTCTAACTACTAATTTATTATCATCTCTTTTTCGGATTATAACATTTGATTGAAATAATCTACCGAGTCTTGTAAAAATATTATCTGCCATAATTTATTATCCTAGTAACCAACTCAGATCCTCTTTTTCGCCGTTTATGTCGATTTCATAAGGATTTTGTTTTGGTTTATTTCCTGTCATGATAGGTGTTTTTTCGTTTAATGTTCCAATTGCACCTAACATACTGCTTTGTAATTCATTTCTTTCAGATTGTATTCTGATAGCAGTATCCCTAATCCATAACAATATGGAGTAAGACATTACCAAATCATCATTATACCCATCTAAAGCTTCGGTTTTACTATTCTTGTATATAAATACAAACAATTCATCAATTAACCTTGTAGACTTCAACTTCACCATCTTCTCTCTGGTGTACTCTTCCATTTTAGCAACAATCAAAGGTTTAGTTTTTAAATTCGTAGTAAAACCAGGTATCTTGTTCTTATCAATACTTCTGTATCTATTTGTATGTTTGTTATCCTCATCAACCACTAAGTGATTTTTCTCTTGATAAAACAAATTCTCGTACCCTCTATCGATAATTGTTTGTAATGTAGCCCAACCTATGTTGTTGTTCTCAACAACCAATAGGGCATCGTTATATTTTGTGGCTAACTCTATAAGAAAGTTACCAAATTCTGTTGTGCCGAGTTGCCCTTTATATTCCGCAACTTGCTCCATTTCCTCTAAGTCGAATACTTGTGCTGCACTGTAATCAGTTCCATCTCCTCTTGCAACATCGGCACAGATTAAATATTGTTTTGAATAATCAGGATATCCCCATATCCATAGGTTTCTATCAAACCCACTCTTCTCAGTTGGTTCACAACACATCTTCTCTTTATACCACTCCAAGATAGCAGGATCAACTACAGAACGACCAGAACTCAAGAAGTCAGCATCACACTCTTGAGCAGCTTGTGATGGTCCTAATATTTTATTTTGTTCGGCTCTCCATTCCTCATCTCTTTCAGGATGACATGTCCAATGAAGTTTTACTGTATTGAATTTATTGACTCCATTTTCAGCGTCCTGCCATGTTTTATGAAACCAATTACCCACACCATTTGGAGTTGATATGGCTAAACAACGACCACCAGTAGCTAATGTTTGTTGTGCAGCAGTCCATATCGTATCAATTTTTTCAATGAAAGCAGCCTCGTCAATAATTAAAAGTGATAAGGCTTCTGAACGACCAGCAGATTCGTTAGAAGCGATAGCTTTAATTTGACTACCATTCTTAAATATTAATGAAAGTTTGTTGTTTTCAACGATAGCAGTTTTCAACCATGCTGGTAAAGCTTCATACATAATACGAACTTTCGTAATTAAGTTTTTTGCAGTATCTTTAGCAGTAGCAATCACCAAGATGTTTTTATCATTTTGAAATAACATCATCCACAAAGAGTATGCAGCACTTAGTGTAGATATACCCAACTGTCTTGATTTTAATATGACATTATAATCATGAGATTGATATTCCTTCAACACATCGTATTGAAATGGATACAATCTAAACTTTATCTTACCTCTCTGTGGATGTTGAATCGTACAATACTGATTGATAAAGTATGACGGATCTTTAGCACACTTGACATAGTTTTGTTTAATTGCTTGTTTTAAATCACTCATCGGTGTGATTCCTTTGCTATAGCATTTGCAACTTTCTTATCTAATTTTAAAGCAAGATTTTCTTTTCTTTCACTCATCTCTTGTTCATATTCCGCTAATATCGATTCCCATCTTTTCTTTTCTTGTTCGTCTCTCCACTCAACCCATTTACCTTTTCTATGAAGATCAGCTTCAAATTCTACCTGACATATTCTGCATCTACCCATACGATTGTAGGTTTCTTGATCAATTGTTTTTAAGATAAGTTTTCTACAATCACTTCCTTCCCAACCATTACATTTGTCAAAACCTCTTGGTGGTACTTTTGTAATTTGTTTTCTCTTACCATCTTTGATTGTCCACCTACGACCTCTGGCATCAACCCACTCCTCACCTTCTTTTCGTTGATTAGTTGTCTTACCTTCATAACCTATGGACACACGTTGTTTGTATTTACCACTTACAAGGTCCTGTATCTTTTTTATATTACTCATACCGTAATCTCACCTTCTCTTGTTGTATACCATTTTCTAAATTGTGCTGGACTCCCAACTGTAATCTTGTTCTCTGGCACTATTTTTAATAATTTTGACTTATATGATTTAACATCACGACTATCGTTTTGAAAATAATAATCATCATAAACCCTTTTTAAAACAAAACAATCTATTACCTTTGTGTTGTAAATCAATATCTCATTCCAATAATTAGAGTTTTCTGTACTCTTTGTTCTCATACTAGCTTGAACCCTATCCTTATGTTTTTTTAATAGAGCATTTGTAGTATCGATATATTTCTTAATATGTTTTTGAACTATAGGTCCTAATTTTTTCTTAATTAATGCTGATTCTTCTTTCCATCCCAAATCCTCGTTTTTAGGATCATCTTCAACTTCTCCTACAATTTTGTCCTCTATTTTTTTCCATTCACTATAATCAGGCAACCCAGCTTTTTTAATTACATTTCTTACAAATTGAGAGCCAGTACCAAATATATGTTGTCCCATTACCCACCTACGACCAGTTCTATCTGGCACGGTGTCAAAATCCTCAGCCTTACGACCTAATAGTAGCCCTTCAACATAAAACACCACACCACCACTACCAGTTTGAACTCCACGACCTTTTGCTAATCCGGATGATTTATTTGCTTTAGTAAATGTTGATATTGATTTCTTCTTCCCAAGTATTTTTGATACACTTTGTATATTCTGTGGGCTAGTAACATGAAAAGCATTCACAGGTATTTTTCCAAATAAACTTTCTATTTGTTTTGGATACAAAGGAACATAATTTTGAGTTAATGTCCACGATAAAGCATCTCTTGTATGTGCAGGATACCATTCATCTTTCATAGCTCCCACATACATACTTTCGTTTATTAAATCTTTTAATTTAATCACCGTACTTCCTTTGGTACATCTAACTTCATTCGCTTCAACGTTTTTTTGTATTGATTTACAATTGCCTTTCTTTTCTTTGGAAATCTAAACTTACTGCTTTTAAATAATCTATATACTTCTTCAAACGATTTTATCTTACTAGCAGAAGCACCCTTACCAAATAAAAACTGATAGAATTTATCTAAATTACCTGTTACAGTTTTTACTTTTAATTTTTTTCTTTTACCAGATTTAGTCGTGGTGAAGTTTACTATTTGTAATCCCTCTCTCCAATTCACTTGAAATTTTTTCTTTACACCAGGTTTATCAGTATCAAAGGATATCTGACTTAGGATATCAGCAAGAAATACATTCTTATACACTAATTTATACTTACTGTTCTCATCAGGTTTAAATGACTTCTCCATCC